GAATCAGGCAAGCCTTATGCCTACTACATGGGCAAAGACATTGAGGCTCTGTTAGCCGAAGACATCGACGCCGTTGTGTTCGGCAATGGTTTCCACAACTCCAAAGGCTGTCGGCTGGAGCACGCTGCCGCCGAAATCTACGGCAAGCGAATAGTCTATCAGTCGTGTTTCTATTTTCTCGATCTCACAACCCTTAAACCAATTCCTATCAAATGAAGAAAAAGTATCGTATCAGGAGAACCTGCAAATGGGTTCACTCACACAACCGGCATCTGTATTGCCCAACATACTCCGTTCAGGTCCGCACATGGCCGGGACTTTGGATTGATGTAAAACAATTCAAGGATGAAGAGGATCCCGACTTTGCCCGGCGTGAGGCAGAGGAACTGTTAGACAAACTCAACGAAAAGTAAGACATGAAAGTAGTAATCACCGGCGGCGAGGGCTTTATTGGCAAGGCTCTCGCCGCTGCTCTCTCCAAGCGAGGGGCCGAGGTCATAATCATTGACCGTAAGAAAGGCATCGAGGCCAAAGATTTTTTCGATACCGTTCCGAATCTCAACGAGGCCGACTGTGTGTATCATCTGTCCGCCCAGACATCGGTATTCAATACTGACCATGCGCAAATCATGCACGATAACATCGAAACATTCATGGCCGTGTGTGATGCCTGCAAGCGTTCCGGCGTAAAGTTGGTGTATGCCTCATCTTCCACAGCCAACAGTCCTAACACCACATCGCTCTATGGCATATCCAAACGTTTCGACGAGGAATATGCCAGATGCTACAACCCACAAGCCACCGGCGTGCGCCTGCACAATGTTTATGGCCCTAACCCGCGTCAAGGTACTCTTCTTTGGCATTTACTCAATGACAACCCGGTTAGGCTCGTAAACGGCGGCCGCAACGTGCGCCACTTCACATATATTGATGACGTGGTAGAAGGACTCATCTACGCATGGGGCTGTAACCACACTCTCATCAATATCGCGAACCCCGAACAGACCAGCATATATGATTTCGCTTTGTCCGTTCAGGAGCATAATACCGCTGAAATCTCGCTACTTACAGAAAAGCGTAATTTTGACAAAATCGCGCAAACAGTTGACGAGAACATATTTACTGTACCTTTGCCATACACGTCGGTTGAAGAAGGCATAAGGCGTGTATTTGAAACAATCGACAATGGCACGGCGCAGTAAGATAACACGCATGGACAAATGGGATGTTCCCACCTCTCGGCCGCGGCTGAAAGGTGGGAATATCCCTCTTTGTGATTTGTCGCCCCGGACTGTTCTACACCAGCTCGTCTCCCTGGTCTATTTCGCCCAGTTCAAGCGATCCAAGCACGGCACATCATTCAGCGAGATTAAGCAGTCGGCCGACATTGCGGCTCTCTTTGCCGACACTGCCTCCAACTTCATTCAGCGACTTGTCAACAATACGGAAGATTGGTGTATTATCACCACGCCCCGGCGCCGTCATGCAGACGGGTTCCACTTCGCCACTGCGGTATGTGAGCGCATTGCGGACACTCTCGGCATTCCGTTCTATGCTGACGCGGTGCAGTGTATTAACCGCAACCGCTTGGATCCCGACTTTCATCTGCTCCGGCCCATAGCCGAGCGGCGGGTGATAGTTTATGATGACATCATAACCACCGGCACCACACTGACCGCAACACGGGCATTACTTGATGATCGTGATTTCATTCTAAACATTATCGGCATCAATAACCGCTAAAATCCACTCTCCCGGCCATGAATTTGACCCAATCCCCACCATATTTTGGAAATAAAAGTCCAAAAAACGGAAGTAAAACGGCTAAAAACGGTAATTTTCGGAGTATATCCGGAAATTTTTCAAGGGCGGGAGAAAGATAAAGCATGAATATGAACAACAGCAACCCATTCTATCTATTTTTTCTTTGGCTGTTATCAGACTACAATTCCAGTCTCTGATTATATCCAATTTTATTCCCGAATTATATAAAACCTCTCATACATCATCACAATGGCACGAAAGAAGAATAAACATGGCCTTACCGCACAACAGGAGCTGTTCTGTCAGTACGTAGTCGATGCCTACGGTACCGATACAAGAGGCGTTCTTGTTACGGCATACCGCAAGGCCTATAACTGCAAGAATGACGCTAAGGCAAGCACCCATTACACATCGGCATCTTTGCTGATGAGTGACCCAAAGATAGCCCAAAGGGTTGAGCAACTGCAAGAGGAGCGCGCGAGACTCGCTACAATCAGTCGTGAACGCATCATATCCGATGATGTGAAGATACTCGATCTCGACCCATTAACACTCTGGATAGAAGATGAAAAGACGCACCAATGGCGAATGCGCTACCTCCACGAGATACCCAAAGAGATACGCAGCCTGCTGAAGTTTACACGCAACGGCAAAAGGCTCGTTCCAGATGTAGATAAGGACGCGGCTAAGAAAAGGCTTATAGATGTACTCGGCTATGCCTCTGCCAAAGACCTCAACATAACCACGAACAATACCGTGTCCGGCGAGTTGCGCATCGGTTTTGATGATGATCAGGAATAATGCGAGTGTAAGCAAAACCGCATAATTCCATTGCATATTGTCAATGCTGTTAGAAAAATTCTCGGCAAAATACAAAATCGTGTAAGCATAACGCCCCGTAATCCTTTCAAACTGTCAAAATCAATGCAAATCAATTTCAAGAAGCTCAACCCTCTTGGCTTTCATTTACTGAAACTGCTCCAAGACACAGCCATTCGACTGATTATTCTGTTCGGCGGTTCATCGTCCGGCAAATCATACAGTGTGGCCCAGCTTATTCTCATTATGACCTTATGGGATGGTGGGAACACCCTTGTCATGCGTAAGGTCGGAGCATCCATCAGCAAGACCATCTATGAGGATTTCAAGGTAGCGGCCAAGCAACTCGGCATCTTCAGCCTGTTCAAGTTCAAAGACGGAGTAAGGCAGATTGTTTGCATACCCAATGGAGCCAAGATTGATTTCGGCGGCCTCGATGACCCGGAAAAAATAAAGGGTATCTCCAACTACAAGCGTGTGGTACTTGATGAATGGTCGGAATTTGAGAGCGAAGACTACAAGCAAGTTCGTAAGCGTCTGCGCGGCAAAGAGGGCCAGCAGATCATCACCACATTCAACCCTATCAAGGAAACGCACTGGATAAAGAAAGAAGTCTTTGACGTAGAGAAGTGGCATGATGTTCCGATGGAGATAGAGATAGCAGGGCGGGAAATACCCTCTCAACTTACTGCCGTGAAATCAATACGGATGAACGAGGCCAAGATGATACTGAACCCTCGCACAAAGGAGATAGAGGAACACGCCCCCGACACTGTTGTTATCCAATCCACTTACCTCAATAACTTTTGGGTTGTAGGTTCGCCTGACGGTACCTACGGATACTATGATGAACAGTGTATCGCCGACTTTGAGAAAGATCGCATCAACGACCCCGACTATTATAACGTGTACGCTCTGGGCGAATGGGGCGTTATCCGCACCGGTTCCGAGTTCTTCGGCTCGTTCAACCGAGGCAAGCACACTGGCGAGTGCAAATACAATCCCGACCTCGCGCTCCATGTAAGCGTCGATAACAACGTGCTGCCCTATATCTCTTACACATTCTGGCAGATTGACTATTTTGATGGCATTACAATCCGGCAAGTTGATGAGATTGCGGCCGAGAGTCCGCACAATACAGCCCGCAAGAGTGCGCTGCTTGTAGCGGCCAGATTGAGAGAGATGGGCGTTGACCGCATATATCTGCATGGTGATGCCTCAACACGCCACGCCAATACCATTGACGACCAAAAGCGTTCATTCCTCGATCTTGTAATCTCAACACTACAAGCCGAGGGCATAGAGGTTATTGACTGCGTAGGCAAGCAGAATCCGAGTGTGCCGATGACCGGTGAGTTTATCAACGCCATATTCGATGAGATTATCCCCGATATCCGTATCATCATCGGTGAACATTGTACCATCTCGATTGAGGACTACATGAGCGTGCAGAAAGATGAGAACGGGGCAATCCTCAAAACAAAGGTCAAGAATAAAATCACCATGCAGACATACGAGGAACACGGCCACCTTTCCGACACGTTCCGCTATGTCGTCGCTGATCTTGTGCGAGAGCAGTTCCTGTTATTCTCTAACCGCCGCAAACGTAATCTATATGCCCGTGACGGGGTGATACATTTCTACAATCCCGACACCGACTGCAAGTACAATCGTGAGATTGTCTATGCCATGCCGAATGTCAATGGCAAATTCGCCCTGGTCCATGGCAAGCTGTGTGGCGAGAAATGGCACATCGTTAATCTGATGTTGAGAGAAACGTCCTCTACCGATGAGATAGCCGGGATACTTACAAATGCCAACAGTCCGCAAACCATTATCGAGTGCGCTCCGGCATACTTCCGTTTTGTACGTGATTTGCGAAAAGACATCCCCAATGTACGGGCAATGAACGAGGTCGCAGATGTCTATCGGCGCATAGCGGCTACATCGGACTTTGTGAAAAATCATCTGCTGTTTAATGAAACGAAGCTGAATGATGACGCAGAGTATTCTTTGTTTATGACAAACCTGCTCGACTACAACCGGGCAACCGGCGAAAATATTGAGGCAAGTGCTGTGTTAAGTGGCTTTATCCAGTTCGTTATTAAATTTCAGTTTTGAAAGCGACATTGATATAACACTTGAAAATACAGTGGATTAGCA